AATAGCCGCTTCAATAGCTTTGGCTGATGCTTTATTTAAGGCATCCACTTTTTTTTGCTCTTTCTTGGTTTCTCCAAAGTCCTTAATTACCCCACCAATACTAGCCCCGAGGTCGGCCATGCCCTGTGCTTGTATATCAGCAGCGCGAGTAAACCCGCTGTAATCCTGTTTAAATGACTCAGGGTTGATTCCCGAACCAAGCATCTGTCCTCTTCCGTAGGTTGCCATATTATTTAACTAACTTGTAATCCACTGCTTTAAAGCCGCCCACTTCACTGACTGCTTTCGGGGTTTTCTTTTCAACATCCTGCGCCATGACTCCCATTTGGGTTCTGTTGTCGCCTTTGTATTTATAGGTGTAAATCGGAAGCCCAGCATCTGTTTTCCCAACTTTCTTAATGTCAGTTTTAAGGCGTTTATCAGAAAAGAAAGCCCCTATTCCTCCAGCGGCTCCGATACCTTGAGCTAACCCGCCACCGAGTCCACCAAGCGCACCCATTAAACCTGAACTACTAGATGCTCGTGCTTGTGCATTAGCTTGTGCCGCAGCAAGCTGGTTGGAGCGTTGTGCTGCACCTAGGTTAAGCCCAACAGAAGTATCGAATAATTGTGGAGTTCCCGCACCAATCGAGCCAAGCCCTGTATTGATGAATTGTTGACCTTGTTGATACGATAATGGTGCGGAACTCAAAAGACTAAGCCCTGGACGGGTGTAAAACCCTTCTGCGGCATTGTAAGCATTCTGCCTTGCTTGTGTTGCTTCAGCACGTTTGCGAGCAAAAATATCTTCGCGTCCCATTACTTCAGAAGCAATTGCAGCATTACCCCCCAGTCTGCCAGCAGCAGAGGCAGCTTCACGCGCCGTTTGTTGATAACCACGTTGTTCTTCTGGGCTGATTCTTTGAGAGGCGGCATACGCCCTTTGAGCTTCTTCATCAAAGCCTTGCACCACGCCAGCCTGTTCCGGCGACAACGCTTGCATCAATCCACGGGTAAGACCTGCTTGTCCGGTCATCTGACCGAGTTCTGCCCCCCTTGCCTCACCAAGTCCCATACCAGCTTGTTGCGCGGCTTGGTTGCTAAGACCAAAGATTCCTTGTTGTCCACCCGCACCGCTAAGGAACGATTGAATGTCACCTAGATTAAGACCTTGAAACTGTGGGCGGAACTGTTGTTCTTGTGTCAGTATCTGAGGCAATGCGCCAGACATACCAGAAACGTATTGCTGAATGTCTTTCGCAATATCCATCTTTGGAGCTTTGATTGCCTTTGGTTTACTAAATATGCTTCCCATAATCTTATCGTAGTTTTGAAAAAAGTTTTTCTGTGTTCATTAGCCTAGTGCGGCTTGATCCTTTGAAGTCACGGCAGAATGAAACGTATTCGTAATCATCTTTGAGGAATGCAAGCCCATTTCGCATATCCCCAGACCACATGGTGACATAGAGCGTGTCGGAATGCTCAAAAGCAACTGGCGTTCCAGGATCTTCGCTGTGCGAGTGAAAGCACAAAGCAAAAACCTTTGGAGTCGAAAGCACAATTCCATAAGACAAGTGCCAACCGATAAGGCTTTGCAGGTCAATGTTGTTTGATTCATAAAGGGTAAGTGCTGTTGCTAGGTGCGGATTCATTCAGAATCATTCATACATAATGTTTACTGATCCTGCGTCAAAGGTATTAACTCCACCATCGGTAGTAAGTCGTATCCTATCTAGTGTTCCTGATAGTGTTTTAGATATTCCAGCGACATTACAGACAAGCCCTGTGCTATCTCCACCGACAAAAGTAGCTACCCAAGTGTTACCAGTTATGTTCACCAACGTAAGAATTCCATCACAAGTGCTACTTGCGGCTGGCGAATTTAGAATAATCCCAGAAGAAGCAGCTAACCTAGAAGGTGTAGCTTTGATTTCAACAAAACAACCTGAGTAACCAGATGTTTCAACACCACCAGAATCTCCAAGTTGAACAATAACTGAACTTGTTCCGTTTGTGCTTACTCCATTAAGCATTACAGTAATGCGTTTAACTGTGGACGGTATAGATGTAAAATCAACACTTGTTCCGCTGGTTGTAGCTACCGCTGTTCCCCTTGTAATTACTGCTGCTACTTTGGTATCAGTATAAGCCTTAATACTTTGTTGTGTAGCTAATGAAGTTGCACTGTCGCTTACCATGTTGTCCTCATCAAGGATAGAAACCTCGGAAACAACACCAAGTGAACCAGAGACATTTCCCAAAGCTTTCATGTCGGCTACATATTGCATTTTAGCATATGTAACACCAGTTGATGCACTAGAAGATGATGCGATTGCACTTGCGGTAACAGCATTAGATGCTATTTCGTTTGACGTAATTCCGCTTGTGGCGACCTTCATCTTACCAGAAACCAAAGCAAGTGTTCCACCAGAGAGGGCGTCACTAGTAAATAACGTCTGATCAATAATGTCATTCATCAACGTGCTAGTAATAACTTCGTTGGTGGCAAAAGTATGGGTTGTGTCTACGACTCCGGGCATATTAGAACTGGGAAATAATTTGTCTGTTTGTCACCGATCCAGTGACCTTAATAGAGGTTATCTTAGGAGAACCGATTGTTCGTGTCAAGGTTAGGCTTCCTACATAGCCTCTGATGCCACCGAGACGGAAGCGAATGTTGCCTGTCTCATCCTCAGGAGACGAGCCTGTGCCAAGGACTGTGCCTCCAAGAAAATTAGTTGTAGTTCCTATACTCTGGTTATTGTCTGGATCTTCCGCTGCAAATGAAATAGCATACTCACCAAGGCCACCATCGACGCATTGCATGGTAACTTGCCCATCGGTAAAGCGTTTGCGGTCAAGGTTACCCAACGCATACCCCCTAGTAGTCAAAGAGGAGTCAATCGAAAAGCTAGTTGCTACCCCACCAGATACCAAAGTATCATTGGAAGTTTCAACTGCCTCTAATTCATGCAATCCACCCAAGGATGTTACCGCATAAAGGTTGTTTCTTTCCGCTGCACTACCAATAATGATGTTTTTGATGGCAAAATCACTAGCTCCAAAGGTGTCAATCGACTCCCATGCCTTGTTTAAGAAGTTAAACACCAAAATCGTGTTGTTCCCAAGGGCATCGTTCGCGCCAACCACAGAATCCAACGCAACCGCAAGGTAATATCGGTTGTTAAACAGCACTCCAACAGCATCGGCTGATAAATTTTTGTTGATCCGATCAATATACGGTTGGATATTTTTAGAAATAGGCTCATCTGCGCCACGAAGGTTGTAATCATTTAAGAATTCAACAGCATAGACGCCCTCATCAGACAAAAAGAACATAGCGTTACCCTTCATCACGACACTTTTACGCGCCAAGCAGCCAACTTCGTCCGTCAACTGCGTAACTTTGGTGTCATTCAGGCTGCCTGCCGTCCCACTTATCAGATGCAAGCTATTACGATTCAGTACAACAAGCTTGTCATCATAGAATCCTTGCATCGCCACCAAATAATCCGCTGTTCCGCCAGTAATCCGAAACTGATTGGCAATCTGGTCAAATGTATGGCTGTCTAAAATATCCGATATGGATATTTCATCGGTAATGTTTCTGTCCGTATAGGTCGGAGTATTAAACGTTCCTGCTGGAGTGTAATAAAATGGAACCCACAATCTACGCTGAAAGTAAACTCCCCAAGGTGGGGCTGGTTGATGGATAAACCCACCACCTACGCTAAAGCGTCCACCGAACTCAATCTGTTGAGAGCCAGAAATACTTGCTAAATTAGCCACAGGAGCAATAAACGAGATATTTGTAGTCGTCGCGCTCAAAACTTCAAATGACTGTCCAGAAATAGAACTAAATGTTGGAATGTTTGTTTCATACACAACAATCGTATCACCTTTAACAATAGTTGTATTGCCGCTAACTGTAAGGCTAACGACTCCGCTTGTTACTGTTCCTGTGGTAGAAATAAACACCTGTGGTTGCGTGTAAACACCCCCAGGGACAAGCGTAAAGTCTGCTTTCATTACTGCATCCGTAACTCCAAATGTCACTGTTTGGGAAGTTGTAAACGTATAAGTAAAAACATCCTTATCCGTAATTGATACAACAGCAAATGTCCCGTTGGCTGGGACTCCTCCAGTCAGCCCACTAACGACAATAGAATCCGCCACAGTCAACCCGTGATCTCGAACCCGCATGGTCACAGTGAACGCACTAGAACTAGCACTTTCAATCTGCCTACCATTAGGAAACCACTCAAATGCTTGTTGCCCCTCACGGAATAGATACACACGATCAAACGCCTGTATCATATCGGTGTCTCCAGCTAAGGACTGACCAGTTGGATACTCAATATCCTGCGTAGTGTAACCATCAAGATCAACCAAGATGGCCTTGGAATCCAATGCTAGCACTACGCTCTCAGCATTGCTGGAATTAGGGTCACTAAACAAACAAGACGCCCTGACATTCACGTTGGCAGCATCATTGATCGGGGTTGTAGTCAACGTCCCCGTCTGGTCGCTAATCGAAGTCAACCCAACCACAGGATACGTCAATGTATCAACCCCAGTTACAGTCAAAACAAAATCTCCATCCATCACCGCGTCACCCACCAACCCAGTAATCCTACCCAATGCCGTGCCAGTCAACCCATGTCCTGTAATAGTAATCGTAACAACACCAGCCGCAACACTAGCAGCAGTAATGTTCTTTGCTACATCAATCAAAAAGAACGGCAACTGCAACGGACTACCACCACTCACCAACGATCCAGTCCTAGCCACAACACCACGCCGAGGCTTCCAATACCCTTCCATACGCCCATTCAAGGACTCTCTCACCTCACCAGCCTCAAGCTGATTCAGCTGTAACCTCTGATTAACACCCGCAAACCCACCATCCCCATCCGAGGCTTGGGCGTCATCCATCGCACTGCGACTCTGGGCATATTGACTCATTAGACGCTATACGCAATAACAAC